CATGTGTGGAGAACGCCTGAGAACACGACTAAAGACGGGCTTACCGTTGGTTCGGTAGCAGGGACTCCCCGAGTCGAAGGCGGCTACGTTGTCACTGACCTTCTCATCACCGACAAAGAAGCGATTGAGAAGATCAAGAGTGGCGAACTGGTTGAAATTTCGTCTGCCTACGACGGGGATTGTTATTCCAAGGAAGGGGTTTACAAGGGCAAGCCTTTTGGGGCAGTCCAGACCAATCTGAGGTTTAACCATGTTCTCTTGCTCCCTGAAGGTGCAGGTCGGTGCGGACCAAACGTCCGTATTGTTAATCATAAACAAACAAAGGAGAAGGGAATGAAAGTCCTTCAGAGACAGTACGGAAACCGTCGTGTCGACTACAAGTTCAATAACGAGGACGACGCGGCCGAAGCTGAAAAGATGGTTGAAGATCAGAAGACCTTCAACGCTGATGCGCTCGCGGAAGCGGTGGAAAAAGCCCAAAGCATCAAGGCTCAGCTTGACGACCTCCAAAGCCAGTACGATGCGGCAATGGCGACCATCGAGGAGCAGAAGGCCACTATCGACGACCTTATGAGCGCGGAAACCCAGGAAGCTATGGCGCAGGAAGCCGCCGCTCAGACTGAAGCCGAAGACGCCATTCTCGACGACGCTATCGAAAACGAAGTGATCGAAGAGAAGGAAAAGGAAGAAGTCAAGAACGAGTGCGCTAAGGCGAAGACCTTTGCCAACCGCCGCAAGATCATTGTGCAGAACGCCATGAGCGTCCCTGCCGAAGATCTCTCCAAGTGGACTCAGGACGCCATTGACGGCGCGTTCGAATCCCTTGCTCGTCAGGCTGAAATTCGGCAGAAGCGCGCCAACAAGCGTGTCATGGGCGGAGCCTCCGCTCAGATCAACAACAGCAAAGCGCAGGGCTCTCTGGACAGAATTCTCCGTCCCATGCGCCTCAACAATGCTCGTCGCAAGGGCGAGAAGGAGTAAGCAATGGTTTACACTCCTCAGAGGGGCTTCGCTCAGTTCCAGTACTTTGATCAGCAAGCGACTGCTCTTGCGGGCATGCTCGCCAACGCCTCGGACATCAATCTGGTTGACAGTGCGTTTGTCGGCCCTGTGGACGCCACTGTCGGTCTTACGGCTGGCATTGGCGTTATGGTGAATCCCACCGTTCGCAGCAACCGTCCCGGCCTCAACTATGACATCGTGATGCCTCCGGATCAGGCCGCTACCGATGAGGCTTTCGCGGGTATCGTGGTTCGCAACCAGTTCATGCGCACCAACTCCAATGGTGAAGCGTGCTACTTCTTTGAAGACATGGCGAACTACGCTCGTCGCGATCGCGCCGGGGCTCGCATTTGGGTTCAGCTTGCGCAGGGCACTACTGTGTTTGGCGGTCCGGTGTACTGGATCGTTCGCGATACCAAAAATGCTGGCCTGAAAATTGGCGCGTTCTCCGCTTCTGCTATTACGGGAACGGCTACTCCGACTCCCGGTTCCTTGAACGGTGGCACCTTGTCTGTGAACGACGTTAAGGCCGTAACCAACGGCGGGTTCGACATCACTGTTGCCAGCACGTTCCACAAGGTGGCGGCCCTGAACTTCAGCTCGGTCAATACTGTGAGCGACGTTGCCACCATCCTTCAGTCCGCTATCACCACGGCCTCTGTGCCTGTCACCGTCAAAGCGGTCGGCAACGGCGTTGTGCTTACCACGACCTCCACTGGCGCGTCTGCCACCATCACGTTCGCGTCTGCTCCTACGACTGCGGATACCACGGATGCTTCGGCTATCCTTGGTCTCACCTCCGCCTCCGGAGCCACTGTTACGGCGGGCTCGGATGGTACCAGCGAAGACACTGTGCTTCTTACCGGAGCGCGTTTCCTCGGGACGTTCACCGCAGGAGAAGCTCCCTGCAACAACATCGCTCTCGTTGAGCTTCTCTAAGGAGATGAAGAATGAGCCTGAAAAGATTCAATAACGCTGCCCCTACCAGCGGCGCGGCGTGCAACGTCACTGCCGCTGACATTGCGTTTGAGCTGACCACCCAACTGGACAGCCAGTTCTATGACGTCTTGTATCCTGACCGTGAATGGTACAACATCGTTCTCGAAGAGCAGATCTACAGCGACATCAATCCTGGCGCAACGTCCTATGCTTACATGAGCCGCAACCGCCACGGCGCGGCGGCCTTTATCGGACACGGCCCGAACAACGATATCCCGATGGTCGGTCAGTCCATGGGTGCCGTTCAGGTGCCTATCGCCTATGCTGCTGTGGGCGCGGAAGTTACCAACGAAGATGCCCGCCAATACAGCTTTGGCGTTAACGGCAATCTGGCTCAGGATCTTGGTGGTGCCATGCGCGAAGCGTGTGACAACCTGATGGAACTGAGCATCATCTTCGGTACTCCCGACCTTGGCTTCAACGGCTGGATCAACTATCCCGGCCTGACGGTCATGATTCCGGAAGCCTCTTCCGCTGTCCCGGCCTCCACCAAATGGGAAGACAAGAATGGCGTTGAAATCGTTCGCGATATCAACTCGGCTCTTAATTTCCTGTGGCAGAACAGCCGCACGATCTTCAAGCCGACCACCATCTTCCTTCCCCTGAAGCAGTTCGCTCAGATCACCAATATGCCTATGGTTATTGGCGCGACGAGCTCCTCCAGCGGTACTGGCATCGCCGTCAACGTGATCGACTACGTTGTTACCAACAACGTTATGTATCGTGTTACTGGGCGGGAACTGGAAATCATTCCCTCTCGTTACCTTGAAGGCGCGGGCGCGGGCGGTTCTGACCGTATGGTCATCATGGATCGCCGTAAGGAGAACCAGATCCTTCCCTTCCCCCTGCCGTATCAGCTCAGTGAGCCCCAGCCGAAGCCTCTTGCTGTTGCATGGTACGCCGAAAACAAATTCGGCTCCTACCATGTTCGTCAGCAGGGTTCCATGGCTTACGTGGACGGCATCTAAACCATCAAGGGCTCCTAGGCGACTGGGAGCCCTTCTCCAAAGGAGACGCAATGATTATCGGCAATCGCTCTGAAACCCCTCGTACCATCTGCATCCGAGAAAAGCACTACCTGATCCCGCCTATGGGTTTTGTGACCCTTCCGGATGATAACAGCACGACCGAAGCTCTTGAAGCCCTCAAGAAGGTTGAAACCGTCAAGAAGCTGATGGATATGGGCGTGTTGGTGTTTGGGGAAAAGGTCAATCCTTATGCGGCACCTGCCAAGGTGAAAGGGCCTCAGCCCCCTGCTGAACTGCTCGCCGAACCCCAGAACGAAAAGGTTTCCAGAGGGAAGCCTAGAAAGACCAAGGAAACAATGCAGGTGTGACCATGAACTGTTCTAAGAAGCCTATCCCAATGGACGGGATGGTAACATGCGTTGACGGTGAGTTGACGTTCGTAGACGAAAAGTTCTTGGAGTTCTATCCGGAGTTTTCTCGTGTTCCGTCCATGTCAGTCAATACGTCGGGTACAACGAGTGTAGTTATTTTGCGTGAATGTTCGTTCGGCCCTATGTTCCAGTTGGCTGTAGGGCTTCTTACAGCGCATCGCTTGGCTACCTTGTATGACCTTGGTGAGGTGTATACCGATGGAGGGATGAAAGATCAAAGCTCCTCTGAAGTGGGAACTAACATCTCAGCCGCCACTGGTTCTCTTTCCCAAGGTTCTGCTCCTCTGTCGTTGGTGATGGGAGACGATCCTTTCACCGTCGATTTAGCGGGAACCAAATACGGACTCCAACTGCTCGCGCTCATCAGCACTTGGATCCCAGCCGCTGATATTGTTGGCGGCAGACCAATTGGTCGCTTCTTGTACTCATTGCAATGGCCTCCTGTGAACGCAGGGTACTGATATGAAAACGATCCTGAAGTTGAAACGACAGCCTGTCCAGACCATGGAAGCCCTCCGTAAGATCAAGTCTGCTTTAAAGTACGCGGACAAGAAGGAGGTAGCAGTGGGTTATCCCGTAGACGCTTCGGGACTTGGGGTTCCTGAACCCAACTATGATGATGAAGCTTCGATCATTGAAGTCGCGTTGAAGAACAACTACGGGTTAGGTGTTCCCAGACGTGCATTCATGGACTTGGCTTCTCAATACATGAAAAAGACGTACAAAGAAGCAATGGAAGAACTAGGGCCTAAACTTCTGAGCGGAGACGCGACGTTGGAAAAGGTTCTAGAGGTTGCCGGACTAGCCGCCGCTGAAGACGTACGAAAGGCCATTACGGAAGGCGAATGGCAACCTAACTCCAAGGCCACCATTGAGAGGAAGGGATCTGACGTTCCTCTCATCGACACGATGACGATGTATAATAGGGCAACTCACATGGTGAGGGATAAGTCATGACAGCGATACCTATGAATTTCGACAAGGTCACGCGAGCCTTCTCCAAAGTTGTTCAGGTTGTTCATTGTGTCGGAAAACACGTGGACGGGGTATGGGAAGAAGAGCAGATTGGAGAGCCCGAACCGCTGAGGGCAATAGTGTTAGCCCTTACTATAGAGCAGCTTGAATTCTATTCCGACGGAAACTCCTCGTCTGGCGGTATCTCCGTTACAACGGACAAGGAGCTATTCTATTCTGATGTAAACGAGGAAGGACTGGAACACCGTCAAGATTACGTGCTGTACAAGGGGTTCAAGTTCAAGGTCAGGGGAACAGGGTTCATGATGGGGAATACCAATAAGCATATCTACCACTGCGTAAGGTACTTCACATGAGCGATGTTATTCAACTCACTCCTCAAATGGTCAATGTCCTTCTTAAGGACTACTTTGACTCGTTCTTTGGATGGGATCCTGAACCCAACAGAGTTCTTGTTGAAACTCAGGCAGGAACGAGACCGCCAAAGGGATTGTACATCACCCTGTGGTGGAGAAGTATCGAGGTCATGCGTCAGGATCCAGGCGGAACATTCTCATGTTCTCCTGATACTGGCCCGATTGAGAGCCTGATAAACCTTTCCCTGTGCGAAGTGCAGGTGACTTTTAGAGGGCCGAACGCACTTGAAAGTGCGGTAAATGCTCGCTTGTCATTGGGCTCTTCAGCAAGGGCTTTTGATCTATGGAAGCTTCTTGGCTATTCGGGTACGAGTGGAATACAAGACCTGAGTGCTTATTACAATGGTGCAATTCAGCCTAGAAGCTACTTCAACTTTTATTTTTATGCCCTCTTCAACAGAGAGTATCCAGCAGACTACTTTGATAAATCGAAGTGGGATGTTAATGGCATTGAAATCACAATCCCTGGAGAGAAGCCGGTATGCCCGTAGTCAGTTGCGCTAAGACGAGTTTGCCTCGTTCCCTTGACGTTCCTGTGTCCCTGTCTCGTTCTGTCGCCGAAACTGCGACGGATATGACCATGATGTGCTTTGTTACTCCCGGTGTGGCGTTCCCTCCCGGCAATGACAGAGTGCAGTTCTTTTCCACCTTTGAAGCCGTGCAAGGCGCGGTTCCCGAGAACTCTGAGGCCATATTCGCGGCTCAGGCGTTCTTCAACCGTTCCGACCGTCCTCAGACCATGTGCATCGGTCGCGTGTTTACGAATCCGACCAACGGCACTCTCGTGTCCGGCCCTATTACGCTGAGCAACCTTGCCAACGTTCAGAACGGCGGTTTCACTATCAGCGTGGGCGACGCCTCCTACACCGTCGCTAACCTGACCTTTGGCCTGAACCCGACAATGGCTGACGTGACCCGTCAGTTGAATACCCAGATGTCGGCTTTCGCTAATACCGTTGCCAATGACGGTGAAAGCCTTACCATCACCACCAAAACCGTTGGTGATGGTTCTGACATCAGCTACGCGGGGACTCCGACTGAGTTTACTGACGTGAGCACGCTTCTCAAGCTTACTTCCACCACGGGAGCGTCTATTGCGGAAGGACAGGCTTCCACTCCTGCTAAGCTCACCTCTGGCGAGATCGTCTTGGCTGATCTGTACAACGTAACAGACGGAGCCATGACCCTCGTCATGAATGGGGCAACGGTTAACCTGCACGGCCTCAACTTCGCCACCTATGGGAGCAGTCTGACTCTCAATGAAGTGGTTCAGATCCTTACGGCGGCTATCGGCTCCAACGGCCTTGTGGAAGTGAGCGGTCAGTCTATTGTTATTTCCACAAGTCAGCAAGGCGCAGACGTGACAATTGGTTACGCGTCCTCTGCTTCGTCTATCACCGACCTGTCCGCAATTCTGGCTCTTACCCAGAGCACGGCGGCTTCTCGTATCGATGGTTACACTCCTGGCGGCCTCGTTTCTGAAGTGGCTCTCATTCAGACCGCCGCTCGTTGCGCGGGTCGCAGCGTGTTCGCATGGACGTTGGATCGGCAGTATCGTGATACGCAGGATCAGAAGGATTTCGCTGACTGGGCAGAAGCTCAGGATCAGGCGTACTTCTCTGCCTGCACCAACAGCGTTCAGGCATACAATACTGCGGACACGACCAACATCGGGTTCTATGCCCACAACAAGGGGTACATCAAGACCTCGGTTATGTACCATAACAATCCGCAGGTGTATCCGGACGTGTCCTACGCGGCCTTGGCTCTGTCGGTCAACTACGCGCTGGAGAACTCCACGCTGACCATGAAGTTCAAGCGGCTCACCGGGATTGAAACTGTTCCGCTCACGGAAACTCAGCTTTCTTCCCTTAAGGCTCGCCGCATCAACACTTACGTGTCCATGGGCAACTCTTCCTCTGTCGTGCGTGAAGGCGTACAGTCGGCTGATTCGTGGTTCACGGACAGCCATGTGAACCTCTCCAACTACAAGGAAGAGCTTCAGGTTGAAGTGTTCAACGTGTTCATGCGCAACAAGAAGGTGAAGTACACCTCCGCCGGACAGGATCTTCTTGTTTCTGCCGCAGCGAAGATCAATAACCGTTACATTCGCAACGGCACTTTCGCTGATCGTGAAGAGGAAACGACCGATAACGAAACGGGTTACACGACCCTTCCGGCATGCACGATTACTCCGGCTCCGATCTACAGCGCAACGACTTCGGAGCGGGCAAATCGTGTTGCTCCCCCTATCGCTATTGTGGCGTATGAGGCCGGAGCCTTCCACTCCGTCGCCATTGACGTCACTGTTTACAACTAAGGAGAAGCAGGAATGCGTACCATTTATAATCAGGCTTCCACGAGTATCGTCGTGGACGGCAACCAGATCTACGACCTGTTTGAATGAG